ATTATGTCTTTGATCGACTGAACTCTACCGAGTTCCTTTGTAAGCGTGAGTCTTGCTACAAGAGCTTCAGCAATGCCTTCACGATCTTTCTGAATGGTGTTGGCAATGGCTTCTACCACGGCGTTCGTGGGCTGGGCCAGAAGGTTTACAAGTATGCACAGGCGATGGATCGCATCAACAATGCTCTCCTTGAGGGAGTGATTGTGGATAGTGCGATAATGATCCAGCCGCAGTCTGCCAAGGACGCAGAGCAACTTAAGACTGTTCAGATCGGGCCTTATCGCATCCTGCCTCCCGGCATGAGCTTCGTGCAGGTTGGAACTACTTCCAAGTTGGGCGGAGCCATGCAAGTCGCCCAGATGTTCCAAGGTCAGGAGAGCGATGATATTGGTAGCTTCATGCCTTCCGTTGCTGGAGGACGCAAGAAGAGCAATAAGGAAGTGGAGGCCGAGATTGGCGAGAAGTCCCGCCTTACAAATACCCGCGCTGAAATTTATCTCCAAGCCCTCGACACTCATTATCGTGAGGTTTATCGTCGCGCATCTAATCCCAACATTGTTGATGAAGATCATGGTGGGCCAGATGCTATTGCATTCCAAGAGGCTTGCATGAATCGCGGGGTTCCAGCCGCCGCCTTGCTAGACATTGATAGCGTTAAGGCAACTCGTAGCATTGGTCAGGGAAGCTCTGCCGCTCGTATGCAAGCGATGGGGCTTATCTCGCAGTACCTCCCCCAGCTTCCAGAGAGCAATCGTAAGCGGGTTATCAATGCTAACATTGCCGCTATCGCTGGTCAGACTGGCGTGGATACATTTGGCATCCCAGAAGAGACGAAGCCAGATGGCAACGATCTTTCGATCTCATCGCTTGAGAATAATGCATTTGCTGTTGGTGGTCAGGTTCTTATTGATCCCGATCAGAACCACTTTGTTCATCTCACAGTTCACTTGCAATATTGCGGAAGTATTATTCAAGCGATCCAGCAACAGCAGGAAGATCCTCGCAAGGCGGCTTTCACCATGCAAGCGGCTATCCCGCACATCCTCACGCACCTCAAGTATCTTGAGGAAGATCCCACCCGCAAAGAGCAGTTTGAGAATATGAACGAGCAGACCAGCGAGTTGATGAAGATTGCTGATCAGCTTAACAAGATGGCACAGCAGATAACGGAGCAGGAGATGGCCCAACAACAGGAACAGGCTCAACAGGGAGCGCAAGATCCCAAGATGGCTATTGCTCAGAACAAGATCATGCTCGACCGCGCCAAGTTCCAGAATGACGCACAGATCAAACAGGCAAAAGCCCAGCATCAGATGCAGTTACAGGATAGGAAAACAGCCCAAAGATTGATGATTGACAAAGTGAAGCTGGCAAGTAAGTATTCCAGCATCGCCCCCTAAACACACCAAAACCAACAATGAAAACCGAATGCGGGAGTAATGACCCCGTTAATCCGAGTCACTACAAATCGGTATATCCGATTGAGGTGATTACTATAACTGAACACATGAACTTCAATCGCGGAAATGCGGTGAAGTATATCACACGCGCAGGGCATAAGAACCCTGACGAAGAAGTAACCGACTTGCTTAAAGCTCGTTGGTATATTGATCGGGAACTCAAGCGCATGGGTCATGGACTGTCATAACCAATACCAATTAGGAAGAGATGAAATGCGAGAGCAGATCATCTCGTTCATCTACGAGAGGTACTACCTCTACAACCGCAACTTCTTCGGAAAAGATTCCGAGAGCGCAATGCAGATCAAGAATCTGATTCACGATTTAAGGGATATTCAAGAACAGGAAATTATCAATGAGTAAGCTGGATCTCATAGGAAAACATTTTGGCAACCTCATGGTTGTTGAAGAAAAAGGCTCTGACAAATTCAGAAGGGCATTATGGAATTAAACGAATTGAAAAGGAGGGGATTGTAATGTCAAGGTGTCTCGTGATAGATCATGGGCTTTTCACGGCATTCGCGGAGCGATTGGCTGAAGAGCATGAGGTGCGATACTTCGTTCCTTTCAACGAGAAGTCATTCCCTATCCCAAACCCTGCCTTTATTGGCGAGGGACTTAAAGGGGTGGAGCGAGTCAATAGCTGGGAGGAAAACCTAGATGTGGACTTTGTTGTGATTCCCGATGTGGGATTCATGTATCTCGCAGAGCATATCCGATCCCTTGGTATCCCCGTATGGGCGGCTGGGTTTGGAGAGAAGCTAGAAACGCAGAGGTGGAGGGCAAAGGAAACTATGCGTGAGCTTGGCTTGCCTGTTGGTAAGTGCGCTCTCGTTACTGGTATGCCAGCCCTGCGTGAATACCTTGAGAACAACGATGATGTGTATGTGAAGATCTCTGGCTTCCGAGGACTAGCAGAAACATTCTATTCTCCTACATGGAAGCTGGCAGAACCTCGCGTAAACGAGTTGTGGGACGCTCTAGGCGGTCTTTGCAATATCTTTCCGTTCATCATAGAGCATAAGATTGAAAGCGTTGTAGAGGCTGGATATGACGGATTCTGTATTGATGGCAAATATCCATCTACTTGTTTAACTGGCGTTGAGGTTAAGGATTGCGGCTATGTGGGATGCGTCAGAGATTACGCTGATCTTGCCGATCCTGTGAGGGTGATTAACGAAAAGCTGGCTCCATTCATGGAGGAAGCCAAGTATCGCCAATGGTTCAGCACCGAGATCCGAGTCACCGATAATGGAACGCCTTATCTGATTGACCTTACTACCCGTTGCCCTGCACCTCCTTCTGCCCTTATCTGGGAGATGGTCGATAATGTGGGGGAGATCGTGGAGGCGGGAGCCAATGGAATTTTGGTAGAACCAAAATGGAGGGCCAAGTATGGTGCGCTTGCCATCATCAAGTCATCATTCGCAGAGGAGCGATCATTGCCAGTAGCCGTCGATCCCAAGATGGAGAGGTGGATCAAGTGGCGCAATGCCTGTCGTATTGAAGATACTACCTACATCATTCCTACCATGGGAGTCAGGATGTGCGAGGTGGGGGACTGCATTGGCATTGGCGACACGATGGAGGAAGCAATCAAGAACTGCCAAGAACACGCTGAAGGAGTGAAAGGATTTGATATTAAAGTCAATACTGACGCTCTCCCAGCGGCATTGAAAGAGATTGAAAACGCAGAGAAAAATGGCATCATCTTCACGGAAGATTCCCTTCCTAAAATGAAAGACCTACTAGATTGATATGAGCGACACGCCTATTACAGATTCTCTCTACGAGAATGGAAACACAACAGGGGAAGATTTGGATAATCTTTGCCGAAAACTAGAAATAGAAAACACAATGTTGAAAAATCTTATTGAGAAATTTATTAGCGATTCAGAAACTCCTTTAGAAGAAGAATAAACATATGACACTAACTGAATGGAGATCCAATGTGGATCTAGCGATTGAGCTAAAGAAGCTCCTTGATAACCCTGTAATGAAACACGCCATGGCAGTCGTTGACGGCTTGAGCATGGCAAAGACTCTAGGCAATGGTGCTGGCCTTATCCAGCAAGCGAACAATGCTCATGTTCTGTTTGGATATGATAGCGGCAGGGCATCAGCTATTGCAGACCTCTTTATCTTGGCTGAAGTGCCAGAGGAACAGGTCAACATCCAGCCAACTTACACCAGCGAATTTTAACATATGGACACACCACAACCCACCACACCCGCCGCCACCATCCCAGCCGAACCGATCCCTAGCTCCCCAGCGGAGCGTCCTAGTGATCTGTCCCAGCTATCGCGTCAACTGAAGAGTAAACCTAATCTGCCAAAGGTAGATTACAAGAACCTATCAGAGATCCCTAATGTGGAAACGAAGGAGGTTGCTCCCGCCCCTGTTGGCGTGGACGTAGTTCCAGAGACTTCGGTGCAAGATTTCCTCAAGTCGATTGAGGAGAAGAAGAATACTGGCCCTATTGAAGACTCTTTAAATGAGGAGAAAAAAGTTGAGTCTGTTTCTGATAGTTTGGATTTTTCTGATCTGGATCTATCCAAGGAGCCAGAGGCTATTTCCGACGAGAAGCCAAAGAAGAAGAGCAAGGAAGATAACCTTGCAGAGCTTCGCAAGAAGGCAGAGGCGGCAGAGTTTGAGATCAAGACCCGCGATGAGAAGCTGGCTGAATACCAGAAGAGGGCGGAGGAGCTTGAGGCAGAGCTTGAGCGTACAGCTTTTGAGCGTAGCCCCAAGTTCCGCGAGAAGTTCCAAGCCCCATATGAAGCGGCGATTCAGACTGCTACAGAATGGGCCAACGAGTATGCCGCTGATCCAGCCCTTGCCGAGAAAGCTTTATCGCTGAAGGGTAAGGAGCGTATTGAGTTTATTGACGAAAACTTTGGAGGGGGCGCGGCATCTGCCCAGTTCCTTTCTCTCATTAATGAAGCTGACAGCAAGCGCGGTGCGCTGGTGTCTGCCATGGAAAACCACAGGGAGACATCCAATGTGCTTGTGCGGGAAGAAGAGAATGCTCGGAACCAAACCGAAGAAAAGATCAATCGAAACTTTGATAGGGTTGCCCAGCATCTCGCCAGTAGATCTGAATTCTTCCGCAAGGGAGATGACGATGACCACAACAAGATTGTTGATGAGCGTATCACCGCGGCAAAGAGCATCCTAATGGGGACTGCTTCAGAGAATGACATGATGGTTACTCCATTCCTTGCGGTTATTGCCAAGGATGCAGTTGCCGAGAATGCCAAGCTGAAAGCTGAACTAGCTAAATATAAGGCTCGCGTTTCTCAAGACGTGGCTGTATCTCCTGCTCCTCGCAGGGGGACTAGCGATACCAACGAGACTACTGGGAAGCCCAAGGGGGCAATGGACTCTATTCGATCCTACTTCCGATAAATGAAGCTCCAGACCTACGGGCTGGACTTGAGTGCATTTCCAAAGGCGACCCAACTAGAGGTTGAGTTGCTGATGGTGAAAGATCCCGATCCAAGTCGCTTCAGCGGCTTGAGTCGGGGTCAGCATATCAAGCACGTTCTCACAATGCTCTGGCCCGATGTGATGTCGCGCTGGAATGATTGGAACGAGCTTGCGTTGTGGGCATGGACTAGCTACGACGAGATCGGGGTGACGGGATGCGCGGCGGCAGGGAAGACATTTACCTTTACCCTGCTATCCCTTGTGGAGTTTCTGGCTTGTCCGATGGGAACTCGTATCGCGCTCACCTCTACCACAGTCCCTTCCCTGCGCGGTCGTATCTGGGCAGAGATGATGAAGTTCGTGCGCCCTGTGCATCCACTATTCGGGTTGAATGTGGTGGACTCGCAGACCAAGATCCAGTTCCAAAAAGGAGATGACCGCTCTGCGATCATTGCCCTTGCTGTGGATAGCGGGGCTATTGAGCAAGCCGTGGGCAAGTTGCAGGGCGTTCACATTCCCCGTGTAGTGATTGTGGCTGACGAAGCGGCGCAGACCAACCCAGCCATCTTCTCCGCTCGTGCAAACCTTGCCGTAGGTACGGACTTCTATCGCTTTATCGCTATTGCCAACGCATCCTCGCAGTTCGATCCTCACGGGCTATTCTGCGAACCCAAGATGGGATGGGGATCTATCAATGATGATGATGAGTTTTGGGAAACCAAGACAGGTGTTTGCGTAAGGTTTGATGGGTTGAAGTCCCCGAATGTGAAGGCTGGTCGCCTTCTGTACCCATATCTTTTCTCGCAGGAGAATATCGACACGATCAAAAAGAACTTTGGTGAAGGATCGCTAGAATGGAACTCGTATGTGCGAGGGATGTGGAGCAAGAGTGGAGCAAGGAATACGATCCTAGACCAAGCCATGATCAACGAGGGACGAGCCAGGGAGAGTGTCACCTGGGCTGGCGGCGGAATCAAAACGATTGCCGCTCTCGACCCTGCATTCACTACAGATGGCGACGATTGTATCTTGCGATTTGCAAAGGTGGGCAAGGCAGTTGATGGCGACCTCATCATCGAATGCGGGGACATAGTGCGCCTATCTCTCACAGAGAATGAGAACTACCCATTGTTCTACCAAGTAGCAGACCAGACGATTGCGGAGTTGACCCGCAAGGGAATACAGCCAGAGGACTTTGCGATTGACGCAACTGGCGCGGGAGCCGGTATTGCCGACATCATCTCGCAACGCTGGCAGACAGGGTTCGTAAGGGTGAGCTTTGGTGGTGGCGCAACGGATCACCCAATATCCATCGAAGATGATCGTCCAGCAAAGCAAGTCTACGCCAATCGCGTTAGCCAATTATGGGGGCAGATCCGCACGATCATCATGGCTGGTCGTATGCGCGGCCTAGATGACCAGACTAGCAGGGAACTATGCGCTCGTATCTACACGCTAAAGAACGAGAAGATGCTTCTGGAGAGCAAGAAGGACTTGAAGAAGCGCACCAAAGGTAACTCGCCAGACAGGGCCGATGCTCTGGCATTGCTTGTGGAAGTTATGGTTATGAACTGGGGGCTAGGGAACAGCGTAGGGAGCCTTGCAGACTCCGATGAAGATTGGGAAAGATTTGTGTTTGACAATGAGTTGGAGTCCACATACGACTCATAGCTCAACCAGAGGCAATGGCCTCACAACCCACAAACACAACAATGAAAGTGAAGTTCAGAGGAGCCGAGTGCGATGTCGCGTTTGGCGAGTACGAGAACGGACGCACGGCGATCCGATTAACAGAAGGGGGTTATCCCTTCGCAACTGCAACGATGAATGATCCCTATATTTGGCTTGAGCCAAATCAAGTGATCATCAAGAACTACTCCGAGAATGAGGGGATCGTGGATGCCCTTGTGGAAGCTGGAGTGGTCGAGAAGATCGAAGAAATCAAGCTCCCACCATTTGGAGCAAGCACTTGGATTTGCAAACTCATTGCCACTCCATGAACGAGATTAGAGGAAAACTCCGAAAGATGAACTTCAAGCAATACACGCATTTCATTTTTGAACTGCGATCTATCGCTGGAGATGGCTGGGATTATGTTTCAGAGTGTGATCAAGAAGATATTGAAGAAGCCATCAGTCGCACCATTAAAGACAATGAGTGATATAGAGCGCATTGCCGATCTCTGCTTGAACTACAAGTCTCCCAAAATGCAATTTGACGAGCTTGCTGATAAGATCAGAGTCCTTCAGCTAGAAGTACAAATTCTTTGCCAACGCCTAGAATCCGCAGAACAACAAAACCAACAATACAAGAAAGCAATCGAATCACTATGAACTCCGTAAAACTAGACCGCCACAAGGAACACCAGAAGTATCACCTCGCTGACGGGACACAAGTCCCCGGTGGGTCAACCATTTCCAAGATCGGAGACGATGCTGGAGCCCTTATTCATTGGGCTTGGAAGCTAGGATGCGAGGGGAAAAACTACCGCGATGTGAGTAAGGAGGCTTGCGATATTGGAACGCTGGCCCACTTCTACATCGAATGCTTCCTCAACAACCAAGTAGCCGATCTATCCGACTACACCGAGGAGGAGCGCAACAAGGCTCTGGTATGCTACCAAAAGTTTGCCGAGTGGTGGGAAGAGCAGAATATGTCTGTGGTCGGAACCGAGATCCAGATGATCAACGAGGAGCATCGCTATGGCGGCACGATTGATCTAATCGCCAAGAAGGGCGATGAGTTCATCCTCATCGTGCACGGCCTGGAAAACATCTGGGAAGTCGAGCCGGTGCTCAGCCGCTTGTTGCACGTCACCACCCACCCGATATTGGCCGGACAGCAATCGGTGTTCCTGGGTTTCAGCATCGGGGTGACGATTTACCCCCAGGACAACAGCAGCGCAGAAGAGCTGATCCAACACGCCGACGAGGCCATGTACAAAGCCAAACGCGCCGGCGGCGGTGGTTGGGCCATGTGGCAAGCCCAGGCCCGCTGACGCGCTCAGTTGGTCTCGATGATCCGCTTGTTCAAGGGTTGAACAGGGCGTGCATTCATTTTGAAGGGGAAATCACCCAGTTGCCCGCTGGAGATGTTGATCGGTGACTTCATGATGAAGAAGCGAACCCGCTCGGTACAGGGCGGGGTGGTCAGTGAGCCTTCGTAGGTGAAGTAGTCCAACTCGCGCGGCAACAAATTGGCCGGGTTGAACACCACGCCCTCGGGACTGACC